AAAATGTAGGTCAAGTAGGTAGGGTAAGTACTTCAGCTGATGGTAACATTGTTGTAGCTGCTTTGCTTAGATCTAATGACATACCTAACCTACCTGAAGGTAGAATATGGGTTGGTGATTCAAACACTGTGGTTTCAGATACAGTTTATTTAGATGAGACTAATGAAAGAATGGGTATTGGAACTACTAGTCCAGATTCAAAACTAACTGTTGACGGTACTACACGCTTGGGTGGCGATGTGGAAGTTTCAGAGTTATTAAGCGGTGATAAAGTGCTTACGCTAACCGCAAATAATGGATCTTTTAATATTGGCGATATTGACGGTTTAGGAGGTCAAGCTTTTATATCAGGCGATAGTTCAAGTATTTCTATTTCTGCAAACCAAATTACAACCTTACATTGCGGCTCTAATAATAGAGTAGGGGTTGGAACCACTAGTCCTCAAGAAAAAATGCACGTATCTGGGGCGTCAAATATTAGATTAGAAGTTGAAGCTACTGATTCTACAGTAGCAGCTTTAAAACTTACTAACACAGCTGGTTCTTATGCTAGTTTTGTCAACGCATCTGGATCTTTAAGTACATATGATTATAACGCAGCTAGCACTAGAACTACTCTACTAGCTAATGGAAACTTTGGAATTGGAACAACTAATCCAAGTGCTAAATTGGATGTAGTTCAAGCTACAGGAGCAAATGGTGCGCCAGCTCTACATCTTATTGGTCCGAATACAAATTCAAGTCAAACAAGTTCTGTTTTAGTAATAGAGCAGGGTGATGGGAAAAAAATAACAATAGACGGAAACGACATTGACGTATCATCTGGTGATTTATTTATAAACGATTACTCTTTAGAAGACGTAACTTTCGGTGGTCAAATAAAAGTTAAAGGATCAGGAACACCTGCTGGGGATTCATACTTTGAAAACGGCAACGTAGGTATTGGAACGACTAGCCCTAGCTACAAGCTTGATGTTACAGGAGATGCATATATAGATGAAACTTTAAATATAGAAAGCACAATATCTGGAACTCCTTTTCGAGGGTACCCTGCGGTAGGTGCTGGAAATTTAGTTGTTGGTGGAATGAATTTTGCAAGTTGGTCACCGGGTGTAATAACACTTATAAACCAAGATACAACTATAAGCGCTGGCCAAGATTTAGGTGTGTTACAGTTTGTAGGTAAAGATGACCAAACAAACGGGTACGCTTCTTCTATGATAAAAGGATTAACAACTTTTGCTGGTGGAGGTGGAAATTCTGGTGGAGGAATATTATCTTTCTTAACTTGTTCGGGTTACAGTGGTCCTAGTGAAAGAATGCGAATCACCAATGCTGGTAACGTCGGTATTGGTGCGACTAGTCCTAGTGAGAAGCTAACTGTAGCTGGGAATATTTCAGTAACATCGCCAAACTCTTTTTTAGTTAAAAACGGGGATAGTAATCATGGGTTAAAATATGGCTATAACACTTTTGCATCAAATCCAACAGACGGGCCAATTCTATATGGCTGGGATGCTGGAGGATTAGGTACAAAACGTAATTCTGAAAATATAGCATTGTATTGGAATTATTTAGGAAACGTCGGTATTGGAACAACTACCCCAAGCTCAAAGCTACAAGTAAATGGAGGGGTACAGTTAGCAAACGACACAGCTTCACCTTCAGCTTCTAAAGTCGGAACTTTTAGATATAGAACATCAGGAAATAATAGCTACGTTGATATGTGTATGCAGACAGGAGCATCTACATACGCGTGGGTTAATATAGTAACAAATAGTTGGTAATATGGGGAAAATAATACAAGCTGACACGTTTCACGGTCAGACAATGTTTTTAAACTGGAGAGGATATCACAGTAGCACAAGTAACGGTGTTTTATATGACAGTGGATGGAGTACTAATTTAACATATCCATACGCTACAATTATACCGCCATTTAAAGGCTGCATTAACAAAGTGAATATAACAAACAATCCTTATAGTTCCTATCAATCAGGTCCTACAGGTAGTTCTGCTACTTTGAGAATTATAGTAAACGGATCAGCAGAAGGTGCTGAGGTCGTGAGTTACACAGCTGGTACAGCTGGAGAGGTAATTACTTTTGATTTCGGAGAAGACGTTGAGTTTAATGCCAATGATAGGGTTCAACTGCAATTTCAAGCGAATGGTTTTTGGAGATATATGAACGTAGGAATACAATTAAAAGAATTAGCTTAAAAATAAATATTATGATAAATTACACTTGGAACTGCAAGACAGTTGACGCTTACCCACAAAATGGAGAATACACCGACGTTGTGTATAACGTGCACTATTACGTATTAGGTGAAGATAGTGAAACCGCTTATCAAAGCGACATTATTGGTACTCAAATACTAAACGTTAGTGACATAACAGATTTCAAACCTTTTGATGAACTAACAAATGAAGACGCTGTAGCTTGGTGTAAAGCGGCAATGGGTGATGAGCAAGTAGCTCAAATAGAAGCTACAATTGCAGCAGCTATTGAGGATCAAGTAAACCCGTCCTCAGTAACTCTTATTATAGGGGAGTAAATATCGAGTAAAACGAGTAATAATAGCCATATGCTACAAAAGCATAAAACCAATAGTAATTTAAAACCAAAACCAATGACACTATTTTACCAGACTGAATCGTGGAGTAGTCACCCACAACCAGGCAAAAGCCAAGTTAAACTATGGAAACACATAGCTAACAAAGAAAACTGGAGAATTGTCCAGCTTATCAACGGATTTTACCAAACAGAGTACCAAGACATCAAAGATCCAGAAACATGGCACGATGTAACCAGGCGTGAAACTTTAGAAGGAGCTGAAACAGCTATCGACCAAACAGTAGCGCACTATTTAAAGAAAGTTGAATTTATTGACGGACCTAAAATAGTAAAGACCTTTAAATGAAAAAAATAAGACCAAGTGTTGCTGTGGCTTTAGGTGCTGTAGGAATGTTAACAACCGTAATAGCTTATATTTTAGCAATGTCAGGAATTATAAGTCTTTTTAAATAAAATTAAATTAAATCAAATATGGACGCAATTGTCAAAAACCTTAACTTCGGCGAAGACGCTAGAGTTAATGTATTTAAAGGAATAGAAAAGCTCACAAAAGCTGTTAGCTCCACTTTAGGAGCTAGCGGCAAATGTGTGATGCTAGAAGATCATACTGGAAAACCAATTATTACAAAAGATGGTGTTACAGTAGCAGATTCAATAATCTTGCGAGACCCAGTAGAAAACATGGGTGCTACACTTTTAAAAGAAGCAGCAAGAAAGACAGTGAGAGAAGCAGGTGATGGTACAACCACAGCCACGGTTTTAGCTCACGCTATATTAACTGAAGCTTATAAAGTTTCAGATAAAACAAATTCAAGAGAATTAAAAGAAGGTATTAATAAAGCTGTAGAAAAAGTAATTACTTACTTAGAATCTGCGTCAGTACCTGTAGAGGGCGATATGATTGATCAAATTGCCACTATATCTACAAACAACGATCCAAAGCTAGGTAAGATTATAGCCGACGCTTTTAGAGCCGTAGACAACACAGGAATTGTAATGATGGAAACCTCAGCAGAGGGTAAAACAGAAGTCGAAGTTATAGATGGTGTTCAATACGACAAAGGTCTTACGAACTCTCATTTTATAACAAATAAACAAAACAAGTCAGCTGAACTTGAAAACGCATTAGTATTACTAGTTGAATCACCTATTGATACAATTAGGCAAATTCAATCAGTGCTAGAGCATGTAATAAAAAACAACAAACCTTTGCTTATTATAGGCGATTTAGAACAAGGTGTTTTATCTGCTTTAGCTATGAACAAAAACAAAGGTAATATTAAAGTTAATGTAATTAACGCGCCGACTTACGGTATTAGTAAGAAAGAAGTTTTAGATGATTTAGCTTTATTAACTGGAGCTACTATAATAAATGAAGACCTAGGCGATGATATGGATTTAATCCAAGTAGAGCACTTAGGTAGTTGTTTAAAAAGTGTTACAACACACGAAGAGACTATTCTTCAATTTGGAGAATCTTCACAGGAAGTTTTAAACATTATAGATGAGATTAAAAATGAGTTGTTAAAAGATAACCCACCTCACAAAGTAATTAAACTTGAAAAAAGATTAGCAATGCTTGCTGCTAAAATAGCAATTGTAAAAGTAGGTGCTAACTCTGATATTGAATTAAAAGAAAAAACAGATAGAGTCGAAGACGCTATTTGCGCTACAAAAGCTGCTATTAAAGAAGGTATCGTTCCTGGAGGTGGTATAGCACTGTTAAACGCTGCAAAAAGTATAGTACCAAAGTCAGATGGTGAAAAGCTGCTGTTAGAAGCAATTAGAGCACCTTTTAAGACAATACTAGAAAACGCTGGCATAACAGATGTAGAACTGCCAAAAGCTAAAGGAAGAGGTTTAAATGTGGTTACAGGAAAAATGGTAAATATGATTAACTCAGGTATTATTGACCCTTTACTGGTTACCAAGAGCGCTCTTCAAAATGCAGCTTCAGTAGCAACAACTATATTATCAACCGATTGTGTAATCAATAATTTAAGAATTGATGAAAGCGATAGGTAGAAACTTAATAATAAAAAAAATAAAAGAAGGAACCACCGAAACAAAAGGTGGTTTACTTCTTGCAGAAAACCAACGTGAAGATATACGTTACACTGAAGCTAATGTATTATCGGCTGGTGAACAAGTTGAAGGATTAAAAGAAGGTGATAAAATCTTCTTTGACAGACACGCTGGGCATAAAATAGAAATAGATAAAAAAACATATCACGTTATTAAAGCGCAAGATGTAGTTGTTGTTTTATGAAAAGGCTAGACGCAGATGACATAAAGAATATGAATCTGTTTAAACATTATCGTATAATACGTAAATGGGCTTGCAGAAACAACGACCTTAATGATGCTGATCTAGAGTTATTGATTTACTTAGATTGCATGGATATGTTTACAAAAAAAGATTTCGAAGCTGGCAGTTATTCCTATAGTTGGGATAACCGCCGCTGGAATCGTTTATTGAAAGAAGGTTGGATAGTTGTTTGGAGAAAAAGAAATAGAACAACTCAAAAGTATCATATATACAAAACTTCATTTAAGTGTAAGCATTTAATTAAGCATATGTATAGAATTATACTAGGTCAAGATGATTTACCAACTAGCAATCACAGGAATAGTATTATGAAGGGTAAGACGTACACTGATAAAGTTCTTATAACTTCTATTAAAAACGTCAATAAAGATAAAAACAGATAAAATGAAAGGTAAGAATTACGATTACAAGGAGGCTTACAATAAAGACTTAACAGCTAAAGCTAGACTACATTATCTTGAAAACGCTAGAAACGATCAAGATAGTCCTAACAATATGTGTTCACCAGCTCACTACGGTGACTCACCAGCTAAACAGGTTGGTATTATTGACCCTTTAACAGGTCAACCAGTTCAGCAAATGACAAACGTACCGCCTCAACAAGCTAATACTTTAGGTACTGCTCAACCAGTGTTTAAACCTCAAGCACAACAAGCTGCTCAAGGTATTTATGGTGGAATCGAGCAAAGACAAAACGCAGTAGGTGCGACTCCTATGTTTAAGAAAAAATGTAACAAAAAATATTAATATGAAAAACATTAAGCAACTAAAAGTAGATTTAGCCGGCCAAGTAGGTGAAAACGCTGTTTGGGACGGGCCATTAAGCAAAGAGGGTTTTCCTATGGGTAAAGGTTCTAGTTCAGGTAAAAATGGATTAGAAGTCTCTAAATATCCTTGCCACTGTGGTGGAGAGCCAATTACACAACGCGCAAAAACATACAAATAATGAGTTCACCATTTCAACAAAAATTTTCTAAAAAAAACCCTGTAAAAAAATTTACTCTTAAACAGTTAGAAAAGCAAGCTAAAAAGGACGATGAAGAGATGTATAAAAATGCAGCTTTATTACCTCAGATAAATCAAGGTGATTACGACTACGAGTCCGAAGACGAGCAAGAGTTTCCAGGAGATGACAGATTTACTTATCAAAAAAAAACAAAAGTAAAAAGTGATTCGCCGTTAAAAGCTTATGTTTCAACAGCTGGTCATTTTCAAAGATTACAGGACAACATAGCTAGAGCTTTCACACCGACTAAAGGCGCTAAAACAAAAGTTGAAAAAGAAGCTGATTTTAAAGGTGAAACTGAAAAAGTAGCAGAAAAGCTAAAAGAAACAACTGAAAAGGAGTTTAAAGGTTTTGAAGATGGTAAATACCAAATACCTAGTATATCAAATTTTGAAAAAAACCAAGCTGATGGAAATTATTTTAAAAAATTCGGACAATAACCCATCAAAAGGTTTAGGTGATACTATTGAAAAAATAACTACAGCAACAGGAGTTAAACAACTAGTTAAATTAGCTTCTGAAAAAATAGGAAAACCTTGCGGTTGTAATAAAAGAAAAGAAATGTTAAATAAAGCATTTCCTTATAAAAAATAAATATGGCTTTCAAACTAAATAACCCTCCTTTCCGCATGGACAACACTCCAATATATCGAGTAGATATGGAGGATGGTGTTATGGGAAAAGCTAATAATAATGGTTCTATAACCATAAATAAAGATTTACATCCGGATCAAGTAGAAGATGTAGTTGCTCACGAAAAAATTCATTTAGAACAAATGGAAAGAGGTGACTTAGATTACGACGATGATTACGTATACTGGAAAGGTAAAAAATATTCACGAGCACAAATGCAAGAAGGTGCTAAAAACCTGCCTTGGGAAGCCGAGGCTTATAGAAGATCATAATGAAGACATCTAAGACAGGTTATTTAAAAAACAGTCCTGATGTTAATAAACCTCAAAATATCATACAAGGAGGCGATATAACAATGAAAGGAGTTGAGTTTAAAGTGCTAGGTACTGATGACCGAGGATATACAAAAATAATGTACCCAGGATATGACTATAAATTCCCTGGTGCGAAATACGTAACAGAAACACCAATTAAAAAATAAATATGAGACCATTCACAAGTAAACACTCAATAGCAGCTGGATCACCATTGCACGTAGGAGGATCTAAAAAAAATCCTACTTTAGAAAACACTCTTAAGCCTGGTGAAAAAAAAGAAGGTAGACCTAGCTTTGAAACATCTACAACTGGAGATATTAAAAAAGGGCGTACTACAACATTTAAAACAACTCAGCCCGTCGTAAGAACTGAAGAAGGTGATAGAGCTTACGCGGCTAAGTCTCAAAAAGAAAAAGACATTCAAGACGCTAAGTTTAAAAGAAACATGACTAGTACTAGAAGCATTTCTTCAAGTGGAATAAAGCCGATTACGACAGCTGGCCCTTCTGCAGATATTAAAATAAACAAAGCCAAATTAGAGGAGAGGTTAGATCCAGTTGAAAAATTCAAGTACACTTCAGAAAAAGGTACTTCTTACGGAGGGCAATCTGCTCACGGTAGCACTGGGTATGTTTTTGATGCGGATCAAGCAGGAGATATTTTAAACACTAATAGATACGTAAAGCTAGAAGGTGTTAGAAAAAGTGGTAAAAAATTTGACGTATTACAAAAAGGTAAATCAAGAGGATTAGCCCCTGGAACAACTGTAAAAGAGGACTTAGCAAAAGAAAGAAAGCAGGTGGCTGCGGATAGATCTGCTAAAGCAAAGGCTGATATATTAGCAAGAAGAGCTGAAAAGAAAAAAGCTAAAAACTCGTGAAAAAAATAATTCAATGGCTATCAGGTGGCGTTATCAAAGAAATTGGTAACGTTATCGACAAGCTTACTACAACTGAAGAGGAAAGGTTAGAGGTAAAGAAACAAATACAGCAGATATTAGAAGACGCAGATAATAAAGCTCAAGAAGAGGTTAGTAAGCGTTGGGAAGCGGATATGAAGTCTGATAGTTTTTTAAGTAAAAACATTAGACCAATGATCTTAATATATCTAACTGTAATCTTTACGTCTTTAGCTTTTTTTGACGGTAATATAGGTGAGTTTGGATTAGCTAAAGAATATATACCAATATTTCAAACATTACTAGTAACTGTCTACGGAGCTTATTTTGTAGGTAGAACTTGGGAAAAAGCAAAGAGTATAAGTAATAATTAATAAGTAAAACAATTAAATTAAATAAAATGAGTAAAAAAATCACAGAAGAGCAATTGAAGCAAATTAACGAAAGCCAAAACAAGTTAATGAGCTTAGTTAACGAGGTTGGTGTTTTAGAATCACAAAAACACGGGTTGTTACATCAAGTAGCTGATGCAAACAAGGTTTTAGAAGAGTTTAAGGCTGAACTAGAGAAAGAGTACGGTCCAGTTAATATAAACTTAAAAACTGGAGAATACGAAGCCATTGAAGAAGACGCTAAACTAGAAAAAGCGTAATATGTCTTCAATTGTAAGAAAAATAAGTATTGGTTCTGACTACAAAAACGATGCGATGCATTACTCTGTAGGTCAACAAGTTTATGGAGGTCACGAGATCTCACATATACTTCTTGATGAGTCTGATAACTCTTACAATATTCACATTAAGAAAAACAACGAGATAATGCCATGGAAGAAGTTTAATTCTCACATGGCAATATCCGTTGAATATGATTTAGAGTATTGAAAGCTTTATACGACTTTATAGTAGAGCCATTAGGTGAAAAATACAGTAATAAAATAACAATAGCCGGTAAGGAGTTAGTTGTAAATACAAAAATTGAAGATTTTAAATTTGTTAATAGACTAGCTAAAGTAGTAGAAACACCTCAGGCTTTTAATACTGATATTGAGGTTGGTGATATAATTGTTATACACCAAAACGTGTTTAGAGTATTCTATGACATGAAAGGAAGAAAAAAGAAAAGTAGATCTTGGTTTAGAGATGAATGGCATTTTTGCGCTATAGATCAAATTTACTTATATAATAAAGGTGATAAATGGAGGTCTTTCGGAGACAGATGTTTTGTTTCACCAATAAAAAATACAGAGTCTTTAACGCTAGATAAAGAAAGAAGCCTTGTTGGTATATTAAAATATGACAATAGCTCCTTAAATGCGCTAGGAATTAACTCAGGAGACTTAGTTGGCTATACGCCGAACGGAGAATGGGAGTTTTTGATTGACGGGAAAAGATTGTACTGTATGAAATCTAATGATATCGTAATTAAATATGAATACCAAGGAAACGAAGTTGAACATAATCCAAGCTGGGCAGAGAGCAGTAGAGGAGCTGATCAAAGTAGCTAAAGAAGCTATTGTTGATTCGGATGACGATATATCGGCTGACAGATTAAAAAACGCTGCAGCTACAAAAAAGTTAGCTATATTTGATGCTTTTGAAATATTAAATAGAATAGAAGCTGAAGAAAATATGTTAAACGAGAAACCAGTGGAAGTTAAAGAAGAAAAATCTTTTAAAGGCTTTGCAGAAGGGAGATCTAAGTAATGTACGAGCAAACTTTATATAAAGTATTAGAAGACCATATAAAACCTAAAGTTCTTAAAAGAACTAATAGGTATAAGAAATGGGAGTACGGTTACAACCAAGAACACGATATGGTTGTTATAAGTAAAACCGGAGAAATAGGTGAAATTTATGAAATACAAGATTTAAAAATAGCTTTGCCAAAAGCTGAAGATGTACATACATTTGAAGATGACAGGTGGAAGCACACTGAATATCCAAAGGAACTTAGTAAAATCAAATCAGTATTTGATTGGGAAGAATACCCTTTGGACTTTAAAGAAAAATGGTATGATTACATTGATGAAGAATTTAATAGAAGAGAACAAGGCTTTTGGTTCTATAATAAGGGCTTGGCTACTTACATTACTGGTACTAACTATATGTACTTGCAGTGGAGTAAAATTGACGTTGGGCAGCCAGACTTTAGGGAATCAAACAGATTATTCTACATATTCTGGGAAGCTTGTAAAGCCGACCCGCGCTGCTACGGGATGTGCTACCTTAAAAATAGACGGTCAGGTTTTTCATTTATGGCAAGTGGGGAAACGGTTAACCAAGCAACAATATCTACAGATGCACGCTTTGGTATA